TTTATTTAAAGGAAATTATCATGCCTACATATCAAACATTTACCGCTATCGGTATGCGCGAGGACTTGTCCGACATCATCTATAACATCTCGCCTACTGAGACTCCAATCATGTCGTCGATTGGTCGCACCAAAGCTACTGCTGTTTATCATGAGTGGCAGACTGACTCGCTGGCCGCTGCTACCACTGCTAATGCAGCAGTTGAGGGCGCAGATGCAACGTCTGCAACGATGGCTCCTACGACTCGCGTCGGTAACTATACGCAGATCGTACAAAAGACGGTCCAAGTTTCCGGCACTCTGGAGACTGTCAACAAAGCAGGCCGTAAGTCTGAAAAGGCTTATCAACTGTCGAAGGCTTCGCAAGAACTCAAGCGTGATCTGGAAACCATCATCACGGCTAACCAAGGCAAGTCGGCTGGTACGTCTACGGTTGCTCGCACTATGGGTTCGCTGCTGTCGTGGATCAAGTCTAACTCGTCGCAAGGTACTGGCGGCTCGGCTCCTGCAACTTCCGGTACTTCGACCCGTACCGATGGCACACAGCGTACTGCTACCGAAGCACTGCTCAAGACTGTTATCGCTTCGATCTTTGATGCGGGTGGCAATCCTAAAGCTGTGTTCGTTGGCTCTGCTGGTAAGCAAAAGGTTTCTACCTTTGCTGGTATCGCTGTTAACCGTTATCAGATCACTAAGCCTGAAGCTGGCGTGATTATCGGTGCTGCTGACATTTATCAGTCGGACTTCGGTCAACTGTCTATCGTGCCTGATCGTTTCATGCGTAANCGCGATATGCTGATCCTTGATCCTGAGTACGCTGCTATGGCTTTCCTGCGCCCATTCATGACGAATGAGTTGGCTAANGCTGGCGATAGCGACAAGACTCAGATTCTTGCTGAAGTNACGCTGGAAGTGAAGAACGAAGCTGCTCACGGTATCGTGGCTGACTTGGACTTCNCACTGTAATGAACTAGCCCCTGACTTCGGTTGGGGGCTTTTTATAAAGACCAATGACAAACTTTAGAGAACAAAAAGTTCATGCGGATGGTGATGGCGGTATTATCATCGAGACTAACCAAGACATTACAGATATTCTTGCTAGGAACAAGGTACTCCAAGAGGTAGATAAAGCTAGGACAGGCGACACAGATGACTTGCATTTGATTGGTTCCGTACCGTTTACAGCAGTAGATAAGTTAAACGAGATGGGGATTATGCGAGGATTTGCGATTGTGGATGACAAAGCATTTAGACGTTGGCTAAATCATCCTGACCAGGCTGCATTAAAAATCTACAGGGGAACCGTATGAGAGTTGGCGTTTGTGTACCATGTCGTGACGAAGTACACACAGGTTTTGCGTTTGATTTTGCCCGTATGTGCGCCCATGATGCTTCAGTTAGGTGCAAGGACGGTAAGGGCGGTTTAAGCCTTTATACGATGCCTGGCACGTTGATATTCGACCAGCGTGAGAAGTTAGCACAGGTAGCTTTAAAAGAGGGCTGTGACGCTGTTCTGTTTATTGATAGCGACATGAGGTTCCCGCATGATTTGATTACGATTATGTTGAGCCGTGAGGTTGACATAGTTGGTGTTAACGCAGTGACAAGACGCAGACCATCATTCCCTACCGCTAAGTTATTGGTTAAGAGTGAGGATGAGAAGGGTATCCGGCATCATTGGTCTAATGTTGATTCACGCGGCAAAGAAGGTATTGAGGTCGTTACTGCTGTTGGATTTGGTGCGGTACTGATCCGTAAGAAAGTATTTGAAACACTGACAGCGCCGTGGTTTGACGCTGGATGGGGGCCAACAGGTGTTGTGGGTGAAGATGTGTTCTTCTGTGTTAAGGCTGGCGATGCAGGTATTGATACCTATGTTGACCATGAGCTTTCAATGCACATTAAACACGTTGGAACGCATGAATACAGTTGGGATGATGTAGATGATAAAGCCTTGAGGGGCGATAATGGCACTGACTAGCTACTCTGAATTAACTAGCACCATCTCCAGCTATCTAGCTCGTAGTGATTTAGATAGCATTATTCCCACGTTTGTAGCTCTTGCAGAGCAGCGTTTGCGTAGAGAGTTGCGTATTCGTCAGATGCTAGTAACTGCCCAGGCTACTACTACAGGCGGGGATTCTACTGTTGGCTTGCCTAGTGATTACCTAGAGATGCGTGATATTCATATTGCTGCTAATCCCAATGGTGTCCTTGTCTACGATACGCCTAACCTGTTTTATAAAAAGACTATCTCGACAGAATCAGGCCAGCCTAAACGCTACACGGTACTAGCTTCTGAGTTGCAATTAGGGCCAGTGCCTGACGGTGCTTATGTCCTGCAAATGCTGTACTACTCGCAACCTGCCTTTCTAAGCTCAACTAACGCAAGTAATACATTCTTGGCTTACTGCCCTGACGCATTGCTTTACGCTGCTTTGGGTGAGGCTGAACCGTATTTGATGAATGATGCAAGGTTGCAAACTTGGGGTATGTTGTACGAAAGAGCTATTGCAGCTATTAACGTCGCAGATGATTCTGGCGAATACAGTGGACAACCAATGTCCATGTCTTTTAATTAAGGGAATATTATGGCTGAAATGTCTAATTATTTAGAGAATGCGTTAATTAACGGTACTCTACGTGCAACCAGCTATACGGCTCCTACGACTGTTTACGTTGGTTTGTACACTACTGATCCTACTGATGCGAATACAGGCACAGAAGTCTCTGGTGGCTCTTATGCTCGCACTTCGGCTACCTTTGGCGCTCCTAGCAATGGTGTAACTACTAATAGTGCAGCAGTAACATTTCCTACTGCTACAGGAACATGGGGAACTGTTGGCTGGATCGGTATTCTTGATGCTGCTACTAGCGGCAACTTGCTTTACCATACGCCACTAACATCATCAAAATCTATTATTTCAGGTGATATTTTTACTATTGCAATTGGTAATCTTTCCGTTACTTTGGAGTAATCTATGGCGCTGGTTATTGCTGATAGGGTTCGTGAAACATCGACCACTACGGGTACTGGTACGCTAACTTTAGATGGCGCTGTATCTGGCTTTCAAACATTTAGTACGGCTATTGGCAATACTAATACTTGCTATTACACAATTACTCTTGGTGCGGATTGGGAAGTTGGTCTTGGTACTGTAGCTGCTGGCACATTAGCTCGCACTACGATATTAAAGTCATCTAACGCTGGCTCTGCAGTTAATTTCGGTGCAGGTATTAAAGACGTATTTGCTACTTATCCTGCTGATAGAGCAGTATTAACTGATCTTTCTCAAACGCTTACGTCTAAGACCATTGAAGCTGGTACGTTTACCAATGGCTACACTGAAGAAGTAGTAACCGCTAACACTAGCACAGCGTATACGATTGACCTGGCTAATGGCTCGTTGCAGATTCTAACGCTAACTGGCAATTGTACGTTTACTTTCCCTACAGCTACTGCTGGTCGTGGATTCACGTTGCTGCTTAAACAAGACGCTACAGGAAGTCGTACAGCTACATGGCCCGCTGCTGTGAAATGGCCTGCATCAACTGCGCCGACTATTACCGCTACTGCTAGTAAGATGGATAAATATGTATTTGTTGCTGATGGAACGTATTGGATTGGTTCAAACGCTGGTCAAAACTACCTGTAAGGATTGTAATGTTTAGCTCGCAAAACTCGCAGGTATCTAATAATGTTAACTACATCGAGGACGTATTCTCGACATATCTATATACGGGTACTGGTGCTGCTAAAACTATTACCAACAACATTGACCTGTCTACTAAAGGCGGGTTAACGTGGATAAAAGGTAGAAGCGGCGCAACTGGTCATCGTTTAACTGATACAGCAAGAGGTGCAACAAAATCACTTGCATCAGAAACAACTGCCGCAGAAGCAACTGAAACCACAGGATTAACTGCATTTGGCACAACTGGTTTTACGATTGGTGCTGATGCAGACTACAACACTTCTGCTGCTACCTACGTCTCATGGACATTCCGCGAACAGCCTAAGTTCTTTGATTTAGTGACTTATACGGGTACTGGTTCTGTTCAGAATATTGCACACAATCTCGGTTCTGTTCCGGGGTGTGTAATTACAAAGAAAACAAGTGGTACAAGTAATTGGGCTGTCTATCACAGAGGAATTACGTCTAGTGAAACTGGCGCAATTATATTAAATTTAACAAATGCTTTTGTTACAAGTGCTGCTGTCTGGAATAACACAGCACCAACATCAACGCAATTTACTGTTGGCACTGCTGACGCTACAAATGTATCTGGTCAAACTTATGTAGCCTACCTATTCGCCCACAACGCAGGTGGCTTTGGCCTGACGGGTACGGACAATGTGATTAGCTGTGACACATTTACTACTAACGGAAGTGGTATTGCTACTGTTAATCTTGGTTATGAGCCGCAGTGGTTATTAGTTAAAGCAAACGCAGCAAGCAATGACTGGTATATGTATGACAGTATGCGAGGACTAAACAGTACTCAGTATGTGTATCTGTCACCGAATCTTGCCAACGCTGAAGGTGTAATAGCCGCAGACTACATTGTCCCTACCGCAACAGGGTTTAATACAAAATCTTTTGCGGCTTCTACTACCTACATCTACATAGCCATACGTCGTGGCCCGATGAAAGTGCCTACGTTGGGTACGAGTGTGTTTAACCCAACCGCTACAACAGCAACAACGGGAACTGTAATAACTACAAGTTTCCCAGTAGATGCACAAATTATTCAGTACCGCACACCTGCTGGTGGGAATGTTCTTTGGCAAGATCGGTTGCGTAAAGTAAATACAACAGCAACTGAAACAAACGATCCTATTCTTACGTCTAATAATTCAGGTGCAGAATCAAGCAGTTTTTCTACAACAAGATATTGGGATAATAATGGGTATCAGATAAGCGCATCTTTAACTGGTCAAAACAGGATTTATTGGAACTTCCGTCGCGCTCCAGGCTTCTTTGATGAGGTTTGCTATACGGGGACGGGAAGTACAATTACAGTAACGCATAATTTGATGGTAGAACCAGAGTTGTTAATTGTAAAAAACAGAACAGCATCAGGAGCTAATTGGATAGTAAATGCGTTTAACATATCTAAAAATGGTTATTTAGATTATACTGTTGGAGCATGGAGCGCCGGTAATACTTGGACAAGAACAGCCACTACATTAAGTAGAGCATCTGGTGGATTAGATGAAAATGCTGCGTCAAATAACTACGTGGCCTATCTTTTCGCCACAGTATTAAACGTGTCTAAAGTAGGTAGCTACACAGGCAACGGGACAACCCAAACCATTGATTGCGGCTTCACAAGTGGTGCAAGGTTCGTCTTAATTAAACGTACTGATGCAACTGGTGATTGGTATGTATATGACACAGCTCGCGGCATGACTGTATTAACAGACCCATACTTACGTTTAAACAGCACTGCTGCTGAAGTGGCAACCCTTGGTTCTGTTACAACAGTATCAACAGGTTTCGCGCTGAACTCAACCATCTTGGCGGCAATCAATGTGAATGCTGGAACCTATATATTCTTGGCTATTGCTTAAAGGTTAATCATGCAAGTACGAATCAGAGAAACTGGCGCAGTAATGTACGAGGGTGAGTTTCGCGCACTTTATCCAAACACTTCATTCTCACAGCAAATTAGCGCAGAAACACTAGATGCGTTTGGTGCTGACGTAGTGTTTGAAGGGCCACAAGCTACAGGCGGTGATGTTTATCAATACTCACAGGCTTCTGGCGTAGAGTTAGTAGATGGTAAATGGTTTACTAAGCATATCCTTGGCCCTGTATTTATTGATGGCGAGACTACAGCAGCAGAACAAGAAGCTGCTTATAAAACGGCTAAAGATGCATATCAAGCTAATTCTGTACGCACAAGCCGTAACGATAAGCTCAAAGAATGTGATTGGACGCAAGTATTAGACGCTCCTGTAGATCAAACTGTGTGGGCTACGTATCGTCAGGCTTTACGTGATATATCATCACAAGATGGTTTTCCATGGGAAATTACTTGGCCTACGCAACCGGAGTAAGCAATGCTTGGATTTTATCCTTTATCTGCTGCTGCAATATCAACTGATTTATCTGGATTAATAGTATCTGGAGATGCAGTAGTTAATGGAGTTGCTACAATAGTATGCGATGGCTCAATAATTTATAACGCGTCTGCTTCAATTAATAGTGTTGCTATAGTTACTGCTGCTGGTAATTACATATATGTTGGTCAAGCTGATATTTTAGGATTAGCATTAGTTGTTGCCGATGGAGCAAAGGAAATTAATGCAGAAGCTAATATAAATGGATATGCAACTATAGTTTGTAGTCCAAATGTTAATTATTCAGGTTTTGCTAATATAGTAGCTGATGCAATAGTTGTAACAATTGGTGCAATTATTGGTGATGAATGGATTGATGAAACTGAGTCTCCTAATACATGGAGTAATATTTCTGCTAATAGTAATACATGGACAAATATACCTGCTGAAAGTAATACATGGCTCAGACAAAATTAGTATTTGGCGAATGGCTACCAGACCAGCCTGGCGTTACTGGTGCGCTTACGGAAGCTAAGAATTGTATACCTGTGACTAATGGCTATGAGCCAATGCAGTTAGAGGCAGATTTAAGTGGTAGCGCAGGTCAAACTCTGTTAACAGTTTTTGCTGGTAAGTATGCTCAGACATCTACGCTATTTGCTGCTGGTGCTAGTCAAATATTTAAATACAATAATTCAACTAGAGCATTAGCTGCAATGACTACAACTGGATATACAGATGTTGTATCTTGGGATGTTGTTCAATTTGGCGCGGTAATGTTAGCTGCAAATGGGTTAGATAAGATACAGGCTGTTGAGCTAAATACATCTAATTTCTTTGATGATGTTGCTGCTGCTGCGCCTATTGCTAAATACATAACAGTGGTACGAGACTTTGTAGTAGCTGCAAATGAAACTAGCTTTGAAAACAAGGTTTATTGGTCTGACATTAACGACGAGACTAACTGGACACCTGGCGCTACTAGCCAATCAGACAGTCAGGTAATTGCTGACGGTGGTGACATCATGGGCTTGGCTGGTGGCGAGTATGGCTTGGTTTTGCTTGAAAAAGCTATCTACCGGATGACTTATATTGGTAGTCCGTTGTTCTTCCAGTTTGATGCTATCTCGCGTGGTATTGGCTGCTTATCTAATGGCAGTATCTCTCAATACAATGGCCTAACTTACTTTTTAGCTAATGACGGATTTTATGTATCAGATGGTCAGACTGTTAAATCCATTAGTGCTAGTAAGGTAGACAAATGGTTCTTTGATAACGCTGATCCTAACAGCTTTAACTTAATGTCATCGTCGGTTGATCCTGTTAAACGTCTTATTGCTTGGTGTTTTAGCAATGTATTTGCAAGTAAATTAATCTTGATATATAGCATTGATACAGGTAAATGGTCTTACGTTGAGACTACTGCATCTGCTATCTCTATTGCGATCACGCCTCCAGTAACACTTGAAGGATTGGACTTGTACAGTACCAGTATTGATGCGTTACCAGTATCGTTAGATGCTCGTCAATGGGCTGGTGGTGATCCGCTATTTGCTGGTGTATCAGGCCAGAAGATCATTACCTTCGGTGGTGCTAATAAAACAGCGTCTATTGTTACTGGTGACATTGATATTGGCAGGTCTGTGATTACACTTGCTAGGCCATTGGTAGACGGTGGATCGGCTTCTGTGGCTGTTTCAGCTAGAGCTAACCTATCTGACGCTATTAGCTATACAACACCTGTAGCGGCTGATACAGAGGGCAGAGCGCCATTACGATCTGCTGGTAGATATATGCGAGTGCAAACAATTCCATCTGGCTCATGGTCTACTGCTGTCGGAGTGGATATTGATATTACTAAACAAGGTGGCCGATGACACAGTTTAGAACGCTTCCTCCGTTTGGTGGAGATCAGCGAGCTGTCGCAGAAGTGGTGCGAGGCATTATGGATGGCAAGACTAATAATACTGGAACTGTTACGCTGGCTGTTGGTGGCGCTACTACCACTACTATTAACAATGAGCGTATAGGCTACGACAGCGTTATTTTACTTATGCCAACATCATCAAATGCTGCTGCTTATGCAACTAACTTATATGTTTCTGCAAAAGCACAGGGATCAGCAACTTTAACTCACACAGCAAACTCTACGGCAGGTAGAAGTTATGATTATATTATTGTTGGCTAATGGAAACTAAATACATTACTCCGCAAGAGTTAAGGTCGTGGTGGCCTTCCGTTAGACCAGGANTAGAGAATGTTAAGACAAAAAGCCCTGAAGATTGGATTGTTGAGGATGTNTATGTAGATTGCTATAACGGTAGATCGATGCTTTGGGCATTGATTGATAACAGTAGAGTTATAGGNTATTGGGTATTNCAGCCTGACGGTAATAAATTGCACGTTTGGGCTGGTTGGTCGTTAGAAAATAGACATGATAACCTTGAAAATGGATTAAAATACATAAAAGAGGTAGCACGTCAAGGNGGNGCAAAATATATAACATTTTCNAGCCATCGAAAAGGCTGGATTAAGAGGGCTAAGAGTCTTGGATTTAGCCCTAGACTATGGATAAGTGAGGTTTAATTATGGGCGGCCCATCGCAGCAAGAATTTACTCCAACAGAAACAATGCTCGACCCTACGCTGCGTCCTTATGTTGACACAGCGCTGAGTGAGGCAGAGAGACTTCGACAAGCTGGTGGCCCTGCTTACTATGGCGGTGAAACCTACGTCAAGCCAAGCGCACAAACTCAAGCAGCGTTGTTTTTAGCGCAGCAGCGTGCCGGTAAAGGTAGCCCATTACTCAAAGGCGCTCAAAGCACTGTACAAGGTCTCATGGGTACACAAAGCCCATATGAGTCACAGTATGCTAGTAGGGCTGGTCAGACTAGCCAATACGGTTCGGCATTTGATGCTTTGGCCGGTCAAACTAGCAAGTATGGCTCTGTATTTGATCAGATCGGTCAGGCTGCTAGTCCGTATCAGCAGCAATTCTCGAACATGGCTCAAAATGCCTACGTTGACCCTAATCAAGCCTTCTATAATCAAATGAAGGGTGGCGCAATGCAGAATGAGGCATTGGCTGGCACTCGCGCAACGTCACAAGGTGCATATCTTGGTGGCAGTCCTTACCTTGAGGGTGCATTAGGCCAGGCTAATCGTCTAACGGCTGAATCTCTGCAAGAAGGTATCCGTGGTCTGCAAAGCAAAACATCAATGGCTGGTCGTTATGGTTCTGGTGCAGAGCAACAATTAGCTGGCAAGATGACTGACTCTGCGGCTAGGGCTTTAGCTGAACAGAATCAACAAGCGTACCTGCAAAACTACCAGCAAGAGCGTGGTTTGCAAGAACAAGCACTGCAATCTCTCGGTGGTCTGTCGCAACAAGGCTTTGTCAATCAACTCACAGGCGCTCAAGGTCTTGGCACTGCGGCACAGCAAGCCTACGCTAACCAGATGAGTGCTACACAAGCAGCTCAAGGTGTTTACGGCTCTGATCTTGCTAATCGTATGGCTGCGGCTCAAGCAGGTCAAAACGTGTACCAGCAAGACTTTGCTAATCAAATGGGTGCAACTCAAGCAGGTCAGAATGTGTACCAGAGTGACTATGCTAACCAAATGGCTGCATTAGCTGGCGCTCAAGGCGTAAGAGGCGAGGATATAGCTACA